AGATGCATTTGAGGAGCTGGGAGTACAGGTCAAGGGAGTAGCTGATGCTGAGAATATCCTTGTCATCAATAAAGACAAGTTCCTCGAGGCCCAGATAGCCAAGGCAAAGAGCGTCGCAGGGTTTGAGATTGCCGCACAGAAATACAAAGAGGCGCTGCAGAAGATGCAGGAGGCCGAGAGTATGGGTGCCACCAAGACCCGGTATATGCCTTCGTCAACTATGGGGGAGGAGGGGTCTACCATACAGGTTGAGAATCAGAAGTACACCAAGACCGTTGCCGAGGCTAAGAAGCTCGAAGAGGAGGCCAAGAGGTATATCACCGGCGCCATTGATCAGGCAGAAGTGGCAGCTCAGAAACTTGGTGAAATGGGAGTTACTACGACGGAGAACCTTGAAAAAATCATGCTCCTTGAACAGAAGATTTCAGAGCAGGAGCGGTTGATGCTCGAAGCAGCTGAGGCGGGAAACCGGGCGGAGGTAAAGATCATTCAGGATCGGATCGCTCAACTGAAGGAGGAGCTCCGCCTCCGGAACCTACTTGTAAATGCCATCTATGCTCAGTCCAGGGCCAATGATGTGATCACTAACATGCAGTCTGGAGCATGGCAGCCGGCCGGCGCACCTGCCGGATCCATCGGCGCACCTTCAACCGGAGGCAAGGGCGCTGGCGCCAGGTACTGGCAAACTCCTGTTTTTGATTTCGAGGCTGCAAAAAAGACTCTCTCGGTAATGGACCAGCAGGCTGCAAACGCGCGCAATGCTGAATCTGTCGCTAAGAAGAAGAAGAAGGTTGACGACGAAATGCTAAAAATAGCCGAGGATGAGATGCAGACCCGGAAGGAAATCACTGCCGCAGTCTCGGAGACGGTGGCCATGCTGGAAAGGGCTGGATTGCTCTCTCAGGAAATGGCCGCTCAGATGCAGGGAATGATCGGTTTTGCCGGGTCCATTGCCACTCAGGACTATCTAGGTGCCGTGGTTAGTGCTGTAGGATCCTTCATTGCTCAGATCGGTCAGTTCTTTGATCAGACAGTAGCATATGAGGAGAAAATCAAATCCATGAATGATGTTCTTGAAAGGCATAACCGTCTGCTGGAACAGTCCCAACGTAAAGGAGGAGAGAAAGATGCTCTGAAGGAAAGTATAGATCTGCGGAAGAAAGATCTGGCAGAGTACCAGAAAATGCTTAAAGAGGAGGAAAAGAACCTTGAATCCCACTGGAAGAACAGGGGAAATTTACTCAATGAGCGCCTGGCACAAATTGAAGATCTCAAAGATAAGATCAATGAGACAACCATTGCCCTGGAGGATGCTGAACAGGCTTACACTGATTTCCTGTCCGGCGGAATAACCGAGGTTGACCTGGCAAGTACAATTCTTGAAGGATTGAAACAGGGCCGTATTGAGGTTGCTGACTTTGCTGGGTATATGAATGACATGTTGACCGAAGCTGTATTGCGGTCCTTCAGCTCGGAGATCCTCGGCCCTGCTATCACTGAGCTGCAGGAAATGGTTGCTCAGGCCCTGATAGACGGGGTGCTGACTGAGGAGGAGGCTCGGGCAATCCAGAAGAGGACCTCCGAGATTGCAAAGGAGAATGAGGAGAAATACAGAAGGGCAACTCAGGGCTTAGGCCTGGGAGATCCGTCAGACAATACCCTCAGCGGTGCCATTAAGGGAATAACCGAACAGACAGCAGGGGTCCTCGCTGGCCAGGTCAATGCCATGCGCATCAACCAGGTCGAGGGAGTACTGCTCATGCGTCAGCAGCTGGCACACCTGGCGGAGATAGCAATCAACACGAGGTATAACAGGTACCTGGCGAGCATTGACAGCAGGCTGGCAGCCCTGACGTCAGACAATTTAAGGGCACAGGGATTAAACGGATAACATCATGGCAGACTACTACATCAACGGAGTAAACTTCACAACAGATGGAGTCTATGTGAGCAAATCACAGGGGATTATAGGAGGCATAAAGCTCCGACAACCGGTCCGCCAGGAGTGGCCTGACTACCATGGGGAGGTTGTTGATATGGCAGCACCAAGGTACGAGGCAAGGGATATCACCCTTGAATGCTTCATGAAGGCCACCACAAAGGAAAACTTTCTTTCCGGCATGCAGACCTTTATGGCAAGGTGGATGACCGGCACGATGAAGAGGCTCATGATTGTGGTTGATGCCGCAAAGCCCCTGGTCTATGACGTGTACCTGACAATGGGGCCTGATGTTGACAAGAAGTGGAATGACTCAACCATGGTTGGCACCTTCTCCCTGAAGCTCCGGGAGCCAGAACCGGTTAAGAGGGTATACAGCTTTGTCGCAGCGGCCGGGGCTCTCTCGGTCAGTGTTACGGTCGCCTCGACCAAGGCAGTAACAATTTATTGGGGTGACGGATCGGTCAGTTATGACATTGTTACCGGATCCGGGGCACAGGTTCATGCCTATGCCTCTGCAGGGACCTATTACATTAGCATTGCCGGGGTCATTGAAGATGTCACCGGAGTAACCACAGGAGCAACACTGGTATGGAGCAAGTTACTGTAACACGCAAGGCGGGCGGAACCCTCAATCTACTAACCCGGGCATCGGCTATCTCCATCACTCGCATGGAGCAGCGCCGCTCCCTGATGTCTGAGGACATTGTTGAGATGAGCGTAGAGAGCGCCATACCCCTCTCATTTGCCATAGGAGATGCGATCACGGTCCACAGCAGGACTTATACCCTTAATGCACTGCCTCGCGCCAGAAAGGGCGGAATGAGGCAATTCGGGTATGATCTGACGTGGGAGGGACGGCAATATGACCTTCTCCGGGCTGCATTCCTTGACACAGCAGCTGACGGGGTGAGCCTTTATGCTGATTTTTCCATCACTGGCGACCTTGAATCGTTGATGAACATTGTCGTCAACAACCTTGACCGGGTTTACGGTTCCGGCAAGTGGATTCTCGGCGTGTGTCCTGAGACCGATACGCTGACCCTGACCTTTGCCAATGATAACTGCCTGGCAGTACTACAGTCGCTGTGCACGGAAGAGAACTTTAATGTCGAATTCGAGATAACCGAGAGCGCCGGCGTATGCACTATTGACCTCCGGGTGCTGATAGGGGTCACTCATGAAGAGGTTTATGAGTATGGCCGCGGCAAGGGTCTTTACGGTCTGCAGAGACAGACTGTCAGTAATAAGAACATCGTTACCCGGCTCTATGCCTTCGGAGCCTCCAAGAACCTCCGGACCGATTACCGCGGTTACTCGCAGCGCCTGAAGCTGCCGTCTGTGGATCATTCATATATCGAGGACGCAACCGCACTGGCAACCTTCGGCATGATTGAGGCTGTCAAGACCTTTGAGGAGATCTTCCCGCACCGCACCGGTACCGTCACCTCACTTGGGGACACGATCTATAAGTTTGTAGACTCAGGCATGGACTTTGACCTGAATGCTGTCGATGGAGGCACAGGTGACACTCTGTACCTTATGAACGGAACCTCGGCAAAGATCCATTTCAACACCGGCGCCCTGGCCGGTTATGAGTTCGAGCTCTCATCTTATGATCACACTACCCGCACTTTCACGATAAAGAGGCTGAAGGATGAGCGCGACCAGGAATTCCCTGATCCGGACAGTGCAGCCTTCCAAATTGCCCCGGGAGATGAATATGTTTTGATTGACATCTACCTGCCGGCCAGCTATGTCACCGCCGCAGAGGCAGAGTTGCTGGCCGCAGCCGAAACCTACCTTGCAGAGAACTGCCAGCCGAGGGTCCAGTACGGATTGACATTTGATGAGATCCACCTTGCCCGTTACGCTGAGGGCGCTGCCGAGCTGTTTGCCCCGGGAGACAATATCCATGTGAGGGATACCGATATCGGAGTTGATAAGCTCATCCGGGTGCGCTCGCTTGTGCGTGACCTGATGGCAGACTACCGCTACGCCCTTGAACTGTCCGATGTCCAGCATCCGAGTATTATCTCCCGCCTGGTTGCCGAGACCATTGATAACAGCAAGGTGATCGCGATGAACAAGCTGAACGACCCCGCGCGGGCCCGCAGGAACTGGCGCGCGACTCAGGAGCTTCTGGATATGGTCTTTGATCCTGACGGTTATTTCGACGGCACCAGGATAAAACCTGAGAGTATAGAGACTATGATGCTCAGTGTGGGTACCCGGAGCCAGCAGCTGACGCTGAGCGCGATCATTGAGCCAAACTATACCGGGGATCCTGAGAAGGTGAATGTGACCGGTGGGGCCCTGGCTCACTATGCCATTGAGGATGACATAAGGCTCTGGACCATCACCGGCGGAGATCTCACTCTCTCCTCCACGGCATCGATGTATATTTATGCACGCTGCGAGAAGGTGGGATCCGCGGGTACCATAACCTTCACCACGGACCAGATCACCGTTGATGAAGATCCATCATACTATTACTTCCTGCTTGGAGTCCTGCATGCTGCCTCTGACGGGGTGCGCTGGATATCCCTGACCTATGGAGCAACCGCTATTAACGGAAGGTATATCCGCACCGGCAGGATCATCTCCCAGGATGGGCTCAATTACTTTGACCTGGATCAGAATGAGTTTAAGGTGGGTGATGCCAGCAGCTCTCTTGACTGGAACGTCACAGCTGCCGGCCAGCTCACCCTGAAGGGCGCCCTTGTGCAGAGCGGCGCCGGGACAACAGCCCCGCTTCCATGTTCCCGCGGTGTGTACAATGCATCATATACCTATTATCGGGGCGACACAGCAACCTATGGCGGCTCAACCTGGCAATATATCAATGTCACCCCTGCAGCCGGACAGACACCGGCCGAAGGCGCATACTGGACCATTGTTGCAGCTGCGGGAGCGGACGGTGAGGACGGTTTACCAGGCACACCCGGGGTAGACGGGACCGATGGTACCGACGGCATCAATGGCAACTACATAGAGTATCAGTATGCCAA